TTCAAGAAAATGATATTATTCTTTTAGATAATTTTACAGCAATAACTAATTCTAATTTTTCAGCATCAGACTTTGATGATAAAAAATTTATGGTAACAAGTGTACCAACAGGAACAACTTTAACTATCACAATGCCATCAGCAGAAACTGGTTCAGGAGCTACAACATCAGGTGGTATTAGAGTAAGACATTACTATCCGGTAGGACCTGCAGAACAATTACCTGGTTTTGGTTGGGGACTAGCTTCATGGGGTGGAACTGTAACAGGTGAAGCAACGACTACTTTAAATGGGGGTATTAATGATTCAACTACAACTATTGTTTTAACTGATGCATCTCAGTTTCCAAGTTCAGGTACAAACTTTATTCAAATAGGAACAGAAGAAATTTCATACACAGGTATATCAACAAACACTTTAACTGGAGTTACAAGAGGTGTTAGAAATACAACAGCTGCAACACATTCTAATGGTGCGACTATATTAGATAGTTCAGATTATATTGCATGGGGTGAAGCTGCATCGGGTGATTTAGTTGTTGATCCTGGTTTATGGTCTATTGATAATTTTGGAGATAAAGTAATTGCACTAATTCATAATGCACAAGTATTTGAATGGGACTCCAATGCAACAAATGCTGTAACTAATAGAGCAACTATTATTGCAGGTGCACCAACAGCGTCACGGGATATGTTAGTCTCTACTCCCGACCGTCACTTAGTATTTTTTGGAACAGAAGAAACTATCGGTGATCCAACAACTCAAGATGAAATGTTTATTAGATTTTCAGATCAAGAAGATATTAATACTTATCAACCAACAGCAGTTAACACAGCAGGTACACAAAGACTTGCAGATGGATCAAAAATTGTAGGTGCGGTTAGAGGTAGAGATGCAACTTATATTTGGACAGATACATCTTTGTTTACTATGAGATTTATTGGTCAACCCCTTACTTTTGGTTTTCAACAAGTTGGAACTAACTGTGGATTAATTGGGCAGAACGCTGCATTAGAAGTTGATGGTGCTGCGTATTGGTTTTCAGAAAATGGTTTCTTTAAATATTCTGGTAATTTAGAAACGATGACATGTTTAGTAGAGGACTTTGTTTATAATGATTTAAATACAACAGCTAATCAATTAATTAATGTTGGGTTAAATAATTTGTTTGGAGAAATTACTTGGTTTTATTGTACAGAAAGTTCAACTGTAATTAACAGATGTGTAACTTATAATTATATGGACTCATCTCCACAAAGACCTGTATGGACAACAGGAACTTTAGCAAGAGGCACGTGGCAAGACTCATCCGTATTTGGTTTACCTCACGCAACATATTTTAATGCAGATGATAATGCATCATTTGATGTAGTAGGAAACACTGAGGGAAGCACAATATACTTTGAACACGAAAAAGGAACTGATCAAGCTTTAGCAAATGGTGTGACCGCAATTACTTCTAACATTGAATCAGGAGATTTTGATATTACACAAGCAAGATCATCTACAGGACAACAAACAGGTGTTGCAACATTTAAAGGAGATGGTGAATTTCTTATGAAGATTAGAAGATTTATACCTGACTTTTTATCTCAAACAGGTAGTACTCAAGTAACACTACAACTTAGAAACTATCCTAATAGCTCTCAATCAAGTTCACCCTTAGGTCCATTTACTATTACAAGTTCTACCGAAAAAGTGGACACTCGTGCAAGAGCAAGAGCTATATCTTTAAAAGTAGCAAATACAGCTGTTGGTCAAAGTTGGAAACTAGGTACATTTAGATTAGACACACAACCCGATGGACGTAGATAATGGCTAAAGTAACAGTAGTATTTACAAGACCTAGTAAAGAATATAAACAACAAGATGCGGATTCTTTAGTAAGAGATTTAGACGGATTAATTGAAAAATTAAACTCTACGTTTCAACAAGATTTAAGAGATGAACAACAAAGGTTTACTTGGTTCATGAGCAGTGGAAGTACAACATAATGGCTAATAGATATAAAAACGCAAACTTTGATTTAACTACAACTGATGCTACAGATATTTATACTGTACCCTCTGAGTCTAGAGCAATTATACAAAACATACATGTAGCTAATGTTGGAGCAGGGAACACGGAAATAAAAGCTTTTATATATGATACGTCTGCAGGTAGAGCTTATCAGTTTGCAGAGCATACTGTTAATACAGGTAATTCAAAGTCTATATCTGATGGTACAATCATATTAGAAGAGAGTGACAAATTACAATTACAATCAGCAACAGGTGATATATTTGAAGGCACAGTATCAATATTAGAAATTGACAGAACATAGGAGGAAAATGCAAGTCATAAAACCAGAAAAAATAATTGAAACAATAACTAACCTTAAAACAGGCGAGAAATATAACGATGATAATGAGTGGAAATCAAAGGGTATACCTGAGACAGACATTCGAAGAGACATAAAAGTTATTATGCCGAGCCTTGATATTTTCGGTAAAACCAAATAGAATAGACCAATGGCCATAACAAACGCACAGCAATACAAGCAACTAATGCAAAACGGAGGACGTATCGAACTTCGAGGCGGAGGTGCTGATATGGGTGCTCCAGATAAAGCTGCAGATAGAGCAGCTACTGGTTATGGTGGTAGTGGGAAAGCAGCCTCAAAGGGTTTTGATCAAAATGCAGCGCCTGGTGGACAATCACCTGAAGTGTATGGAGCTTCTGGTCCATACAATCCAGAACAAGCTTTAGCTGCTGCAAAAGCACAAGGGGCATTTGATAAAGAAAATATAATAGAAAAAGTTTTTAAAACTTATGGGAAAAGTCTTTATAATAGATTTCCTAACAACCCTAGAAATGAATTAGATTATTTAAGAAGTTTATCAGCAAGTCAAAGAGCAATGTTGTCTCCAGGTCTTAGAGCAAAATTAGAAACCATAGATGATGAAGCAGAGTTTGATGATTATACAACTGCAGGAGAAAAATTTACTTTTGATGAATTTAGTGATTTAACAAAATTTGAACCAACTGAAGGATTAAATTTTGCAGATTATGCTGCTAAATTTAAAGGAGCACCAGGATTAAAATATTCAGGTAATGTAGGTAATTTAGAAAAATATGTAACTAAAAGAGATGCAGAAGGACGACCTTTGGAGTATGGTTATAAAGAAAAAATGGGTGGTGATGGCGATGGTATGTCTGACTATGAAAGAAGATTACTTGCACTTGAACAAGCTACTGCATCATCAGCTGCAACACCAGAAGTAGAAGAAGATGAAGTTATTAATTACAGATTAATGGCCGATGGTGGTAGAGCAGCACTTGCAGAAGGTGGTATGCCTTACGAAGGTGGGATCATGGACCTTGAAACATCAAGACAGATGTATGGTCTAGGTAAGTTTGTTAAGAAAATTACACGTGGTGTTAAGAAGATAGCTAAGTCACCGATAGGTAAAGCTGCATTGTTATATGCAGGTGGTAGTTATTTATCAGGTATGGGAGCTTTAAAAGGTTTACCAGGTGCAGGTTTTTTAAAAAGCCCTAAATTTTTAAATTTTGCGTTTAAAGATGGCGTTCCTGGTTTTTCAAATTTAACAGGTAAAGGAATTATGGCAGGTATTAGTGGAATATCCGCATTATCAGGTTTCCTGACACCTAAAGAAGAGGATGAAGATGAAACATTATATGCTGGAGCAGACATAGATGATCCTAGATTTATTATGGCAAACCCTTCAAAATATACTAACCCAAGACTAATGGCTGAAGGTGGTTCTACAGAAGAGCCAGTAGCTAAAAAGACTATGCCTCTATTAGATATGGATGGTCAAGAAATGGATTTAAGAGCTGAAGGTGGGTTCGTGCCATTAGGTAGAATGGAAAGAGCAGACGATGTACCTGCAAGATTATCAAAGAATGAATTTGTGTTTACAGCAGATGCAGTTAGAAATGCAGGTGAAGGAGATGTAGACAAAGGCGCAGAAGTTATGTATAACATGATGAAAAACTTAGAATCTGGAGGTGAGGTTTCAGAAGAATCTCAAGGATTAGAAGGTGCTAGAGACATGTTTCAAACATCACAAAGATTAGAGGAAGTAATATAATGGCCGTAACAGAACAAGTATCAAGACCAGCGCCTTTTGTAGAAAAACTAGGAACTAATTTAGCAGAAAATGTATTAGCTCAACAAGGTGTACCGATAGTAACAGGTGGATTGGGCAGTATATCACAATTAGGTGGTGAAACAGCAGAAGCGTTCAAAGCAAGACAAGATGCAGCTCAAGCTTTTGATGTTAGAAAACAAAGTTTAGCAGGACTTGCACCAACAGTTGCAGGTCAAGATGCATTACAAACACAAGCACAAAATTTAGCAACCCAAGGTGTAGGTTCTTTTGCACCTTTTTTACAACAAGCACAAACTGCAGGAACAGCAGCTGGAACAGCATTAAGTGGAGTAGGTTTAGGAGCAACAGCTTATCAACAAGGCGTACAAGACTTTATGTCCCCTTATCAATCACAAGTAATCGATGCATCATTAGCAGAATTTGATCGTAATACACAGATACAACAACAAGGTATACGAGATCAACAAGCAGCTTTGGGTGCGCTCGGCAGTGGTCGAGCGGGAGTGCAACTCGCAGAGTATGGCACAGGGGCTGCGAGAGAACGAGCTTTATTACAGGCCGGTCTCTTGCAACAAGGATTCGGTCAGGCAGCAGGAGCCAGACAACAAGACATTGCTAACAGAGGAGCGTTAGCGGCACAACAACAAGGCTTGGGTGCATTTCAATCAGGTTTAGGTCAAACACAACAAGCAGCAACAGGTGTAGATATTTCACGTTTAGGTCAGTTGGGCGCACTGAACCAAGCGCAAACACAAGCAGGACTTGATGCACAAAGAGAAGCAACAAGACAAGCAGCATTCCAACCACAAGAACAATTAGATAGATACGCTTCACAGGTTACAGGGATCATGGGTGGTTATCCTGGTCAAACAGTTTCAACTAATGTTCCTAACCCTACACCATTACAAACTGCATTAGGTGTTGGTACAACACTTGCAGGTATCTATGGTGGATTAACTAATCCTGGAAAAGTAAACTTTAATATGAATTCAGGTTAATTATGAATAGAACTTTAAAAAGACCAATGTTTAGAATAGGCGGATCAGCAGGAACTGGTATTACATCAGGACTAGATCAACCAAGAAAACAATACAATCAAGGATCTAATCCTTATAACATGGGAAACTTTGCTCCTGGAACAGGTGCGGGTTTCTTAACTCAATTTGGTTTAGATCTATTATCAAGACCACCACAAGGAAACATACTTCAAACAGCAGCAGTATCTGCTAAAGAACCTTTTAGAGATTATCAAGCAGCTCAGTTTGCAATGGGTCAAAAAAGAGGTGAGAGAGATTTTTTAAGAGGTGAAAGAGAAGCTGGTCAAGAATTTAAAGCAGGAGAAAGCGAATTAAACAGAGCAACTCAATTAGAAATTGCTGGTATGTCAAATAATAAATCTGATGCTTTATATAACGCAATGTTAGAAAAATATATAGCAGATGATA